CCGCCAGAGCCGTTCGCAAAACACGATTTCGTCAAGCCACGTGTCGGTGAGCGTCCTGCATTCGACGTTATCGAGTACGTTGATGGCAGCATCTTGATAGCAGAACAACCTTCATCGTCTGACAAGAAACACTAGGAGGTTTACAATGCCACGTTATCGCAAGATACCAGTTGAAGTAGACGCATGGCTCTTCACAAGCAAGCCTGAAGAACCCCCTCCTGATTGGATTACAGGCAACGTCGAGTTCATCTATGCACTCGATGGCATCTACCTCATACGTGCACTCATTCACACGCTTGAAGGCACAATGACTGCCACGCTCGGTGACTACATCATTCGCGGTGTTGAAGGCGAGTTTTATCCGTGCAAGCCTGACATCTTCCGCAAGACTTACGAGCTAGTTGTGGAAGAGAACACGCCAATGCCGCGCGACGAGACTATCTGATGTTATACAATGTATACTACTACTCCGTCTATTGGAGTACAACAGTCACTCTATTCGTGCTGTTGTACTTCATTCCAACCTATGCGACATTACGCTTGTACAAGCGCTTGAATGGAGACTATCGTGAACCACAAGCCAATCCCGCAGCACGTAGTAGAGCAACGCGAAGCGGTAAAAGAAAAGCTGCCGCGAAAGCAAAAGCAGCACGCAGAACTGCACGACGTATTCCAGCGTATCAACATGCACAATGGCGACGTTGATGTATGTTGGGAATGGAAAGGCGCACACGGTAAGGGTACACGTGGCGAATACCGTCCACGTGTTGTGATAGGCCAAAAGGATTACTACGTCTATCGCATCGTCTATGAACTCTACACAGGCTACAAGCTGCGCTCAAGTGAAGTCGTGCGTCACAAGTGCGACAACTGTTGGTGCTGCAATCCCACACATATGATCATCGGCACACAAGCTGACAACGTAGCCGACATGATCAAGCGTGAACGTGTCGGCATGAAGCACTACCAAATACGCCGCATCATGCAGATGTTAGAAATTGGCTGCGATGCAGCGTTCATCAGTGCGAAGATGAGAGAAGGCTATGATCTACAAATAGACGCCAGCGTGATACGCAAAATACGCATGCGCGTCATCTACAAGCACATCGAGTGGCCGTGGGGTGATGCATACGCAACCATACGCAGACGTAGATTAGATGATTTGAAGAAGTCGCGGCTTGCATCTGATCCTACATCTGCTATAATTAATGATACTACCAACACAACACAAGGAGACACAAGCGATGCCAGCAAAGACAAAGCCAGCGGTAGTTGAACTGCCGCTTGAAGCAAGAGTTGCACAGTGTATAAACGATTTTCCTGCACCGAAGACAACTCAAGACAGCTTAGACCAGCTAGGTGCAGAGTTTGCTACAGCACACATGCTGCGCTCATACGCTGAGAAGCGCTACGAGACAGTGAAGGCGCGTGTCAGTGACGAGTACGAGAAAGAGATAGTTGAAGTACGCAGTAAAGCTGCTGAACTGATGGTCAAGACTGGCACCAGCGTACATGGTGAAGACTGGTCATTGAACTTCTCTGCTAACCGTCCGCGTCTTATAACAGATGTTGACGAACTGCGTACAGAGCTTGTGCGTGTTGGTATCAACGTTGATCTGATCGACGCAGCTATCAACAAAGTGAGTAAGAAAGCAACGCCAGCACTCTCTATCACAGCATCGCGCCAAGCGGAGTAGCAGCAGATGGCAAATGGCGACAACAACAAAGTCGTCAAACTGAGGCAGCCACAGGTTAACAAGCCTGTGGCTGCTTCTAGTGTTGATGAAGCTATCACTCCCAAATCCCTACTAGACATGTCAGACTTGGAGCAAGATGCATTCTTGTCATCGCTCCGCGACCGTCGCATGCGTGCTGCTGAAGCGCTACGTGCAGCACAAGAAGCAAAGCGCTACGCCAGTAGCGTGCAAGCTAGCGTCAAGCTTGAGAAGAAAGCTGATCAAGTACAGCGTCAGCTAGATCGCGCTGGCAAGGCGTTAGATAAGTTGGAAGAACTTATCTACGATCTACGCGCATTGACACTACAACACACGGACATGGACATAACAGATGCCACAAAGACCAATCACTCGCCCACCAAATCGTAGACAATTCACACCTGAACATCGCACCAAGCTTGATCGCATGCGTATGCAACGCCAAGCACATGCACAGAGGTTGATACTAGGTGCACAACCTCTTATTGATGCTGTCAAGCAGTGTCCTATCGTTATGCATATGGCGTTCAACTCAAGTACAGGCGCACTATCATTCCGCTTCGACGGTCGGCGTGTTGTGTACTATGTCACTACCTTCCGCATGATCACACGCAATCCACTCGGTACAACTGATCGTGTACTTACACCTGCTGAGTTCATTGACGAGTTCAAGAAAGACCGCAAGCACGCCTTCCCTGTGTTTGTAGCTGGTGACTTCCCCAACGATGGAGCAGAGTGATGGTGAACTACGTCCAACGTGCGCGTGATGTGCGCTTGCTTATCAAAGAACACGGTGTCGAGCGCGGTCTAATCAAGGCGTTAGAGCGTGTGTGTGAAGACAACGAGATGCTACGTCAAGAGATGGCTGGCGTAGTGAAGACCGTCGATATGATGGCTAACATCGTTGCTGACATATCAACTGTCGGTAAGCGGTTGAAGGATGACTTCGAGAAGCTGAAAGCTGCACACTACCCAACCGATGAGGATAAATACAGCCAATGATGCTCGTACACAGAACAACCGACACGACACTTGAATGGGTTGACTACTCCACACTCTCGGCAGTTAACACGTGTCCGCGATGGGGCATTGTGCATAGCTGGTACGGCAAGCGCTTGCCTAGCGGCGTTGACCGTGTGCTACCTCTTGAAGCTGGTCGCGCTATGCATGATGTCTTTGCATGCGTCCGCTTGTTCGATCTGCTTGAGCATAATAAAGAGAACCAACAGGCAGAATTTGTAGCTTTCGTACACAGCTATGGCGACAAGCTATTCGGTGCTGAGCGCTGGCGTGAAGCTGTGCGCTACTACGAAGGCAAGGAAGACAAAGAAACACGTGCGATGCAGATGGGCTTATCGCTGCTAGATACTAGTGGCTATCACGATGACCCACGTGATACTAAGCGCACACAAGCAAACCTTGAGAGCGCTGCTATCAACTACATACAGCGCTACCCGCTCGGTCGCTTCATACCGATTTACAACAAAGACTTCATCGGAGTGGAGATACCATTCGATGTCACAGTTAGCTTCCCTGACACTGATCTTAAACCAATCCGCTTCGTGGGGCGTATTGATGCAGTTTGCACCGATACACTCCGTACCTCTGATCAAACGCCAGAAGTCCATGAGAACAAGACTGGCTCACGTATCGACACCGTGTGGTCGTCAAGCTTCGATGTTTCACATCAAGTCACAGGGTACTGTGTCGCTATGTCCTGCTTGCTTTCGAGCGACATTAGAAACGTGGTGATGTGGGGATTGCAAATACCTGTGCCTAAAGCTAGCAGCTACACCGATGGTGTAATGCGTTATCCTACATCACGCGATGGTGATGCTTTCTTGTCATGGGCACAGTGGTTTGCTCACACTCTACATCTACTACACAACTACAAAGACGATCCAGTTAATGCACCTACCTACACACATAGCTGCAACCGCTACTTCCGTGCGTGTAGCTTTATCCCGTTCTGCACCGAACCACCAGCACAACGCCAGCACATATTCGACAACGAGATGAAGGAAGAGCGCTGGTCGCCGTTAGATCAGGAGCTAGTATGATGACACTCGTATTCAAACCAACACCGCGTGTGTTTCCTGACATGCCTATGTGGGGTGCTATGGGTACGAAGCATACATTCATGATCTCACTAGATGATGGTGTATATGCTGCTAGCGCCAAACCAGTAGGTGCTAAACCGTTCGACAAAACTCGCATCGACTTAGGCGAGTTCAAGACATATGAAGAGGCTCACACCGCATGTGATACATTCTACAAGACTTGCGGGTGATTGCACGTGTGTTATACTATGTATAATGAAGGAGACAGCAAGTGGAAATCAAAGTCGAGAAACCAAGCGACACTATCAGCCGTATATCTATGACACTGTGGGGCGATGCAGGTTGTGGTAAGACTACACTCGCTGCAACCGCTCCCGGTAACAAGCTGTTCCTGTTATTCGATCCTGATGGCGATCAATCAATCCGCAACATGCCGGGTTGGCAGCGCATTGACATGTCAGGTGAAGACAGCATCGACATAGCTAAAGAAGCAATGAAGCCTGAGCCGTTCGGTATACACCGTATACTTGAAGATCAACACATCGACACCGTAATTGTTGATAGCTTGACCAAGTTCAGCGAACACGCCTTACGCTACGCCGTCAACGTCAGTGCTAAGTCAACTCTACTCATGCCGGGATTGAACGGTTATGGTGCGCGCAACGTATGTGTCGGCAGTTTCGTGAGCAACATGTTACGTATCACGAAGAAGCTCAACAAGCATCTTATCTTCATCACACACGAACGCGATGCAGATCGTAACGACGATGGTGCAATCATTGGCGTTAGCATGATGCTCGGTGGACAACTACCCAACGTCACAAGCAAAGACATATCCGAAGTCTGGAACATGCGCGATCATGGCGGCAAACGCTACATCGCCATTCGTCCAGAACGCTTCCGTGCGCCGATGAAATCGCGCATGTTCGACATGACAAGCAAGACCAACTTCGAGTGGTCGTACAACAGCAACACGAACAAAGGTCCGCGCATTGACGAGTGGTGGACAACATATGTAGACGGCGGCTATAACAAGCTTCCGCTTCCGAAATAGGCACACTACTAATAGCTTAATCGCTTGCTACGAGTACTAGTTCTAGCGGCTTGCTAGTTCTCTGGCTGTGTGCTTATCTGACAAGTCGCTCAAACACAAGGAGGTAGACTATGGGTCTACTCGCATTTAGTCAAAACATTGCCGATGCAGAAGCACCCCCACAACTCCCGCCGGGAGAATACAAGTGTGTGTGCACTGCTGCAGTCGATAAAGAGGCTGCATCATCTGGCAACCCGATGTTGACACTTACGTTGCAGATACCGCGCTCGGAGTTCCCTGCTGACTTCGATCCCGGTGAAGGTGTTGACGAGCTTACGTTCACTCTCAACGTTGTTGCACGTGACATTCCCGCCGACCGTTGGCGCATGAAGAATACATGCAAGGCTTTCGGCGTTCCGATGTCCAGCAACATCGACCCTAACGACTTCGTAGGTCGTGAGGCACGTGCTGCCGTCCGCATGGGCATGGACTTGGAGAAGAACAAGCGGGCGGAAATCGGTAGGGTGCTGCCACTCTAGCACTATACAATGTATAACGAGTGTGGTACTCAATACAGCGCAACAGCTAGGCGGTAATCCCGCCGCCTAGCATTTTCTCTCTCAATGAGGACTATAGTCATGGCACAAGCGCCATCAGGTACTACCAAGGCGAAGCGTCCACAACAGCGTGCACCGCAGAAGCGGACGTTTCATTTCTTCGTGAAGGTCGTTGATGCTAGCGGGAACACCATTCCCGGCGCGAAGCTGCAAGTCGAGCGCATCATCTCCGACGCACGGAAGGTGATTGAGTTCATGGATACACCCGACTATGCGAACTTGGGGCTGACACGTGTCAAGCACGAAATCATCTCAAGCAAGCGCGGTCAGGAGAGCGACGGAGCTACGCAGGTCGGCTAGTCGTTAATCCCTCAACCTAATGCTGATGTATTCATCTGCATTCTAAGAGGTATTGCAAACAGGCGACAAGTAGCTTGCGAAGGGGTGCCACACGTGTAACAGCGTGTGGCACTCTTAACACTACAACAGCGCGAAACCTATGCGCGGAGAACTTCATCATGAACTTAGACGCAGAACAGCAACGTGCTGTCGATACGTGCACAGACGTTAGCAAACGCCTAGTCGCCGTCACTGGCGAAGCTGGCACAGGTAAAACCACCATTATCAAACAGGTTGCAGACGCGCTCAAGGAGCGTGGCATTGACTACGCTATAGCTGCACCTACAGGCAAAGCTGCTCGCCGTATACGCGAAGCAACCGGCCATCCTGCTTCAACTATACACAAGCTGCTTGCATTCAATCGCCCTGACTTTGACGAAGAGACAGGTGAAGCTACATCTGTCAGTCAACCGGGATATACACGACACAATCCAATGCCACACAATGTCATCATCGCTGATGAGTATGCGATGGTAGGCACAGGTCTACACCGCGACTTAGTGAGTGCCATGCGTCCCGGCAGTTGCTTGCGTGTATTTGGTGACATACAACAACTGCCACCTATCGAGAATACTGATCTAGCTGACCCAACATCGCCATTCAAGAAATGCTTAGAGATGCCTAACACCTTCACGCTTGCGAACATCTATCGTCAAGCTGAAGGCAATGGCATTATCGAAGTAGCTCGCCGTATAGCACGTGGCTTGTTCTTCACAGCTAATCAAGATGTACGTGTGACTATGCACGATGCTGTGCTACGCTCATTGTATGACTATCTCGACAGCGACAAGTCCGTTGACTGGTGTAGTCTCAACAATCAAATCGTATCGCCGGCACGTAAGTCAGACATAGGCACCATACGATTGAATAGCATCTTGCAAGCTCGCTTCAATCCACACATGCCATGCAAGATCGAACTGCCGCGCAATAAGTGGGAGACAAAGAACCGTGTATTTGTCAGCGTTGGCGACAAGGTTGTGTGCAATACTAATAGCTACGATCTACGCGACTACAACGAACGCTTCGGAGAGTACGACGCTAACGGCGTCGGTATCATTAGCACATTCATACCATGTCCAGAGACTAAGCAGATGCTCAATGGGGAGGTTGGTAGGATCACCAACATTGATGAGTATGGCGTACTTGAAATCGACTTCGGGGATAGAGTTGTTGAACTACCCCCGCGTGTTGAGGAATACAATATGCGAAAGCGTTATCACTTTCACTACGATCCCCGAAAGGTGATAGAGCTAGCATACGCACTCACAACGCACAAGTGTCAAGGTAGCCAGTACGACACAGTATGCTATACTATGGCATCATGTGCGTTCTTCAACCTTAGCCGTCCTAACTTCTACACAGGAGTAACACGCGCCGCAAAGCAAGTCACCATCCTCACAGATCAACGTTCGTATTCAACATCACTGCGCTCACTCGGATGGAAGCGAAAGAAATGATCACAACAATAGCAGAACTCAAAGAGGCATTCTCATTGCAGGCACAAGCTGCTGGCTTGCAAGTTGAATGTGCTATGTCCGGTACACTCGGCGCAACGCTCGCTGTTGTAGCTGAAGCTCCCGGTCGTAATGAAGTAGCACAAGGCGTACCGCTCATAGGCGGTGCGGGTAACATACTGTGGAAGTCTATCCGAACCTATTGTCCTGAAGTCAAGCGTCACGAATGCTACATCACTAACGTTGCCAAGCGTCAAGTAGCATTTGACGTACACGACAGCGCAACTCGTCGGCCAATTGGGAAGCATGAGCTAACGTCATGGCAGGAGCTTCTACTGTGGGAACTACGTCAGCTTCCGAACTTGAAGCATGTTCTTCTGTTAGGTAACTATGCAGTTGAAGCCATCTGCGGGCGCAAGGGGATAACGAACTGGCGTGGTAGCGTATTGGACGCCCACGTAGGGGATCGTAGTATACAATGTATAACGACATTTAACCCTGCGTTCTGTGCACGTGACCCAATGGCACACATCATCTTCGACATGGACATAG